CGTGGTTTTATGAGATATTCAGGGGCGAGCGATTGACATACACCGAGGTAATGAATTGGTGTAGTTTGACAAAAAGGAATCTGTCGGCATTTGATGTTGATCTATTATTTACGGCTGAACGGTCATGGTGGAAGGTGAAAAATGACAACTGAAACCGCATCGTTAATTGTCAAGGTACAGACACAAGGCGTAGATAAAGCCGCAACCGATATTAAGAAAATAGAGGGCGCTGCTAAGGGTGCGGAGAAAGCAGCCGGAGGCATGGGCAGTGCGTTCAATACCTTACGCAATGCGATTGCAGCGGCGGGTATTGCCAAGCTCGGGACAGAAATAATCCAGACGGCTGATGCGTATCAGAATCTACAAGCTCGGTTAACGCTTGCAACGGGTAGTGCAGAAAGCGCGGCGGTTGCTTATCAGAAATTGCTTGATATAACCCGTCAGTCTCATGCTGGGATTGAGGAAACCGCAAACCTCTACGCCAAGCTATCCACAAGCACAAAGTCGCTCGGATTGGATCAATCGCAACTGTTAGCGATTACCGATACCGTTGGGAAGGGCTTGCGGATTAGCGGTGCGGGGGCGCAAGAGTCAGAGAGCGCATTGCGTCAATTAGGGCAAGCGTTCGCATCCGGCTCGTTGCGCGGTGATGAGTTCAATTCCATGATGGAAAACGCGCCTCGATTGGCTCAAGCATTGGCTGACAGTCTCGGTGTGACCCGTGGCGAATTGCGTCAGATGGCGGCAGATGGGCAGCTAACCTCACAGGCGTTAGCTAGTGCGTTTCTGAATCAGTCTAAAACGATTTCTGCCGAGTTCAACAAGTTGCCGCAAACTGTCGGCACTGCCATGCAGGATATTAAAAACGAGCTATTTGATACGTTTGGGAAAACCACAACTGGGCCACTCGTTGATAATCTGAAAGAGTTTTCCGAGATATTAAAAGACCCCGCTGTTAAGCAGGGGCTTACCGACCTTGCCGCTGGAATGGTGGCGCTGGCTGGCGGCGCTGTTAAATTAGCGGCTGGATTTGGCGAGTTTTACGGGTATTACAAGCAATCGCAAGCGTCTGACGGGCTTGAGAAAACGAAAAAAGATATTGAGCTGTTAGACAAAGGCATTACAGATTTGCAAGCCAAGCAGAAAGACGGCGGCGCATGGGGCTTGTTTGCTGGTGGCGAGACAGGCATGGGCATACAAGTCCATCTTGATGACAAAGAGCTTGCTGATCAAATCCAGCGGATGCAGGAATGGAAGGCGCAACTTGAGGCGGTGATAACGCACAGCGGCACAGTCAAGGCTGAAGCCGATACGGGCGGGGCTGTCACTGATATGAAAGCGGTCACGGCTGACCAATTGGCTTCGGCATCCGCAAGCAAGAAACAAGCTGACGAGCTGCAAAACTTTATCGAGAAACTGAAAGAGCAAGGCGCAACGGCTTCTATGACAGCGCGGGAGGTCGATTTATACAAAGCCTCACAGATGGGCGCGAGTGAAGCCGATAAGTCTGCTGTCAACTCTATGCACGACCTTATCGCGGCATCCGAGTTACACAAGAAACAACTAGAAGACCGGAAAGCTGTTGACGATTACCTTGAGAATCTGAAAGAGCAGGACGAAACGCTTGGCATGAATGTTATCAGCCTTGAGCGTTATCGGTTGGCTCAATTGGGCGCGACGGATGCTGATTTAGCCGCGGCTGAAGTCTTGCAGAAAAAGCAAGTAGCGTTTCAACTTGAACGGGATTTGATGACCGAGCAGGAAAGGGCATTAGCTGATTACGCTGAGAAACGCGCATTGATTATGCAGTCCACAAGCGGCGATCAGCAAGGTGACTTGCTCGGTAGGCTCGGTGGCAATATGCAGAAGGGCATGAGTGACTTCGGGCAGGAAACCGGCTCGCCTTCTATTGATGACAAGATGGCAGAATTGCAGGCTGAGTACGATGCTCGTTATGCCACGGTGATGGAAAACGAAACGCTTATCGAAACCGACAAGCAGGCATTGTTAGAGGGTATGCAGCAAGGATACCTGGCTCGCATGGCACAGTTTGAGCAGCAAAAGCAGCAGCAACAATTTGCGAGCGCCTCTGCCATGTTTGACGGGTTGGCGGGGCTTGCTAAGACTTTCGGCGGTGAACAGTCAAAAGCGTATAAGGTGCTGTTTGCTACCTCCAAGGCGTTCAGCATTGCACAAGCCACAATGAGCATGTTTACGGGTATCAGTAAAGGGGTCGAGTTGGGATTCCCTGCCATGATTCCGGCTATTGCGATGGCAGCGGCTCAAGGTGCATCAGCTATCAGCGGTGTGAAGTCGCAAAACTTTGCGGGTGCATTTGACAACGGCGGTAACATTCCGGCTGGCTCTGTTGGCTTGGTCGGTGAGATAGGCCCTGAATTGATAAGCGGGCCTGCTAACGTGACTTCACGCAAAGACACGGCGGCTATGCTCGGTGAAAAGCAGACTGTCAAGGTGGCTGTGTTCAACCTTTGGAACGCGGCTATGATAGAATCACTGAAGGCTAGTGATGACTTCGACGAGGTAATCGTCAACTCGATTTCACGTAATCAACAAGCTACAAAACAGGCGATGGGCTGATGGCATATACAACCGGAACGCTGACAGATTTCAATGATTTACTGACCAAGTTCAAGAGCTTTGTCACAAGCAATTCGACCTTGGCGGGTGCGGGTCAATTGTGGACAGTGGTTAAAGACTCCGATGTAGACTCGGACTTTGCCGACGATGCGCTCTGCACAGGTGCTAATGCTACTTCAGCTACAACAGGGCCTTTCATTCGTAGCATTTACTTCAAGTCTGAGGGATTGGGTGGCACTGATAGCATCTATCACAATCTGACCTCGCTAAAGACTGCGGGGGGTGCGTATAACTTACAGGTTCGCAATCATCAGACGTTCAGTTCAGCGGTGACTGCTCCGAATCAACTAGGCGCTTCGCCTGCTCACTATATGCTGTTGAACAATGCCGCAAGCGTTAATCAATACTGGTTCATTGTTAATGGTCGGCGTGCGATTATCATTGTAAAGATCGGTTCTGTGTACGAATCGGCTTACATTGGTTGGGGCTTGCCTTGTGGCTCACCGTCTGAGGTTCTGTATCCGTACATGACGGGCGGGAGTAGCTCTACTTACTCGCTGACCCCATCGTCTACGGCTGCTGAACATCGTGCTTTCTTTGCGCCCTATCAAGCGGCATCTGCTTTGGGCAGCGCGTCTAATCTATCGGTTGCGATTCCTAACACTACGAATTGGTTGCCGGTTGGCAATTACACGACAACTTCAACAACGCAGGGCGCGACCACTAGCGTTGTTCTGCCTTTGGCGATTACGGGTGGCAATGGCGTTGTTTCGTTGTCATCTAGCATCAGGGCGCAAGGGTATTGCTACGGCAACACTGATAGGGTTATCAGACCGATTAGCGTTGTATCCAGTCTGACGGGTTACGTGGGCAATTACGGCGCTTTGGATGGCGTGTATCATGTATCCGGTGAAGGCATGGCATCTGAATACACCTTGACGATTGGCGGCGATACTTACCTTTGCATACAGTCTACTTTCTACACTAACCGCGAATCGTTCGCTGCTTTTAAATTGGAGTGATTGAATGGCTGTTTATTTTTACGAAGCGGGTACACATTCAAGCCTTGATGATTTCTTTTCAAAGCTAACGGCGTTCTGCACTTCAGGCAGTATCGATGCGGCTTACCGTTTTACAGCGGGTGCATCCAATGGTTCAGCGGGGACGGCTGTTAATACATCGGGCGCGGCATCGGGTACGACCTACGCTTACAAGCGGTTCAGCATGACGCGAGGCAGCTATTACTGGTTGGCGCGTTATCATGCTACAGGTGGTGTTTATTGTATGCCGTCACCGAATGATGCTGCGGCTGTGTGGAATAGCACGACGGGCAAACCGACAAACGATTACAAAATCTTTCCGGTTATTGCTGCGGGTTCTTACCACTTCATGCAGTACAAAGATTCTATTCATGCTGTTTGCATTTTATCGTCCGGCGTGCATGTGCATTTAAACTTCGGCACAGTGGCTAAAGTAGGTTCGTGGACAGGTGGCGAGTATTTCACCGGCTCAATGCATGACGTGAATGCGACCTATGTTAACGGCACGCCTTACGCTTCACAGCATTGCTTCGGCTTTCATAATGGTAACGGTGCGCGCTCTTTATCTAATCAAGTCTGCCCGTTAATGCGTTGCGTTTATAACGCTAAAAACTTCGCTCATATTGACTTCAACTATAACGGCACTGTTTCCACTGGCTACAATTCAGTCCTTTCTGTTGGCGGTGTTTCCATATCGGGAACGGCTCTTAACGCAGGCGGCGCTGTAAACCTTATCGACACATTCTCACCGAATCACTACGCGCCATATCGTGCGGCAGGCAGTCCGATAGAGTTGCAGCTAGTCAAAGACGCTGATGATAATTTGTGCTATGACCTTGGCACTGTCGAAGGTATGCGCTACATCGACATGACAAACCTAGAGTCAGCGGATATCGTTAATACCGAATGGATTGTGTTTCCTCTGTCGATCAAAGGTACAACGGGCAGCACGGGAAATTACGCATCTAGCGCAAACTATGGCGTTGCTTACTATAAGGGCGTTTGATGACTTATGCGGCGGCATTGCAAGATAGTGATATAACGGGCAAGCAGTCTGCTCTGTCGTTCACGGCTATTGCTGCGAATCCTGACGCATGGTTCGACACTGATTACAACGGTGCTGCAACAATTACTATCAACGCTCCTACTGTCGGTGTGCTTAACTTCGGTGCTGCTGAAAGCAACGGGGATTTGCGGCACTTCCTTTATGATATCGTTCACGTTGACCCGATAAGCATTAGCTCCGGCGCATTGTCACGGACTAGAAACTATCCGATAAAAGTGTGGAATGCGTTTCTCACCACTAAATCACTGTCAGCGATTACGATTCCCGTTGCGGGGATTACGATGGATAACGGCACGTCGTTACCCGATTCGTTTGCTGGATTGCAAGAGATAACCTACGACCTAGAAATAGCGGGAGTGGGTGCTAGTACGTTTGACACTACGCTTGTTTTGACGTTTAACGGATATACAGCCTATCTTCCTGTTGATGGGTTCAGGGCGCAATTGTGGTCTTATTGGGCGCAAGCTCCGCTAAAGGAAACCCTTGAGCCTGAGGCGTGGATATTCACAGCAACGGACGGCACAGAGCAGAGAAGCAAGATTAGGGACATACCGAGGCGTACATTTAGCTTTGAATCATTGCTTGATTATTCCGATTGGCGCACAGCACAAACCCTGCTACGTGAAAGGCTAGGTGTTCGATTTATCATTCCGGTTTATCAAGAGGCATATTTTACCAATACCACTTACACGGCAGGCAGTACCGTTATCACGGTTGACACGACCACGGCTGACTATTACGCGGGCGGGTTGGCGATAATCTGGAAATCTGCAACGGAAAACTTTGTCGGTGATATTGCTTCGGTAGCATCGGGCAGCATCACGTTATCAAACGGGCTTGATGATACGCTATCGGGTAATTTGCGAATCGCTCCGGCTGCATTGGTTAAACTCAATCCGCAAGTATCGACAACGGTTGACCCTGTAGGAAACCGGAAAGTTAAACTGTCAGGGCTTGCTGTCGCATCGGGCGATCTATCCGGCTATACCTCCCCCGTTACGTTTGACGGTTACGACGTGTTCACGGCAAAGCCTGAAGGCACGAATGTTAATGATTCCTATAAAGCTGACATGTGGGATACCGATTACGATATCGGCGTGATTGATTTCGGCACAATGAACCAACGCGCAAAACTGCGGCGCGGGTATGAGACAACGCTGCTCACTACGCAAGAGTTGTGGAATTTCAGGCGCTTTGTGCATACGCACCATAATGCTGTGCCGTTTTGGGTTGCTACGCATGAACCCGATTGTTACATGTACACAAACCTTACGGCGGGTTCGTCTAGCATTAACATTGTTGACAATGGTTACTATCAAGACCACGAAGGGCGATTGGGTTTGTTCTTCGAGTACCCTGACGGCACTTTCAGCTATCACACTGTAACTACTGTCGCGTTTGTATCGTCTACAGTGACACAATTAACGCTAGACGCGCCAACAACAAACGCTTCAACACTCTCACCGGATGAGGTTAAGATAGGCTATATGGTGCTTTCACGTTTTGAGGGTTCAGTATCATTGGAACACTTCGGGCATTTATCCCAAGCGTCATTTAAATTGGTCGAGGTTTACGCATGAGCTATACAATAGTCGATGCCAGCGTGCATGACGGCGAGCTTGTCGAGTTGTATGAGTTCACTATGGGCGGTGATACGTGGCGCATGACTTCAAGCGCATTGGCTTATACCTTAGCGGGTCGTGAATATACGCCTTACCCGCTAGACCGCGCACAAGTAGAAAGGGCGGGCGAGATAAACCGTACTGCTATCACTATTCAAATGAACACGCTAAACCCCATTGCTGAATTGTTTATCGTCGCAACGCCTGAAACACAATTGAGCGTGCGGATATTCCAAGGACACAGACAAGACGGTGACTTTGTGCTTATCTTCAGTGGTCGAGTTATCACTTGCAAATGGGGCAAGGGGCAGGACGCTACCCTATCGTGTGAACCGATTGTCACAGCGTTAAAGCGCAAAGCATTGAAGCGCAATTATTCCTTGTCGTGTCCGTACGTGGTTTACTCAACACCTTGTGGTGCGACACGCAATTATGTTGCGGGTGTAGTCACAGCGGTTAGCGGTTTGAATATCAGCGTTGATACCGCTTCGACCATCACAAGCGGGCGATTGATAGGTGGCACGATTCAAGCAAATGGAACAGTCAGGACGATTACCGCGCACAGCGGGGACAATCTGACTATCATTGCGCCAATGACAATAGCCATAGGTGATACCGTTTCAATGTCAATCGGTTGCGATAAGTCGGTTGTATCTTGTAACGAATGGCACGCTAATCTGCCTAACTTCGGCGGCGAGCCTTACATTGCCGGAAACAATCCATTTTCGGGGCGCATGACGTGAAGATAACGCATCACTTCGGGGCAGGCACTTACATCAAGCAGATAGAGCTAGAAGCGGGTGAGTGCGTCGGAAAACATACGCATACCTTTGACCACTTGAGCATATTAGTTAGTGGTATGGTGCATTTGAAAGCGGGTGGAATTACAAGGATACTTGAAGGGCATCATGTATTAGCTATTACGGCAAACGTCGCGCACGAAGTCACAGCGATAAAGCCTTCGGTGTGGCTATGCACGCACGCTACAGACTGTGTTGATGCTGACGAGATTGATAACGTACTAACGAGGGCTGAATCATGAGTTTAATCTACTACGCGGTGGTTGCGCTGGTTGTTGTTGCGCTGGTTGTAACGGCAGGCGGTCAGGGCGGCGGTGCTGACCAGAAAGCTACAACGCTGGACGAGTTCTCGATTCCTACGGCATCTAAAGACAGGCTAAAGCCTAAACTGTACGGGACTCGGTGGGTAACAGGCCCTAACGTCTGCAATTATGGCTTGTACAGCACGTGGCCGATAATGGTCTGATAACGCTGTCAGACTGTCGGCGTGCGGGATGGTGTCGAGGTGGTCTGAAGGCGTGCTGTGTGACCTATGGCATATCATGGGAACAGTTTAAGAGTCAAGGCGTGTCTGAGTCTGTTATACTTGCAACGGGCGATCATCGCGCACAAGAATTGGTAGACAAGGTGAGAGCATGGGCGGCAAGTCAGAAGAAATCGTAATCGGGTTCAAGTATCACATGCTGTTCCACCTGATTTTTACGCTGTCAGGAATTACGGCTTTGCGTCAAATCAGGTCAGGCGACAAGACTACTTTGTGGTCAGGGAATGTCACAAGCAATCAATCCATTACTATCAATCAGCCTTGGATTTATGGCGGTGATGGTGCTGGTGGTCGTGGTGGATTCCAAGCGGTTGTCGATATTATGTTTGGCGGTTCTACTCAAACGGCAAACGGCTATCTAGCGGCAATATCCAGAGGTCTAAATCCGGCATACCGTAGACGGTTCGGGATGGTGTTTCGTGGGCTTTACGGTGGCGGTGCATACGTTGGCAACACAGGATCGTGTGAGCCATTGGCTGCATTGCTGACGGGCGCTGACGAAGACACAGCATGGAGTACAGCAACACGATGGATTCAAGCGGCTGACTGTACTTATCCTGATATAAATCCCGTTCACATCATGCGGGATTTATTGCTATCGAATGATATCGGGCTGCAAGTCAATGAGGCAGATATTGACGATGCCAACTTCCTAGCTGTAGCGCAGGCTTTGTACGATGAGGGCATGGGAATATCGATGCTCTTTACTTCGGGGACTTCGGTAGAAGACCACATTGCAGAGGTTTGCAGGCACGTAAACTGTATCTTATTTCAAGACCATTCAGACGGGTTGTATAAAATAACCCTGCTCCGTGATGATTACGACACCGGAACGCTCTCATCGTTTAACGAGTCGAATAGTAAAAAGCTGTCATTCTCTCGGACGGGTGTAGGCGAGTTATGCAATCGGGTTGTAGTGGTTTATCACGACGTTGTAAACAATAAAAACGAATCGATAGCGATAGATGATTTGGCTTTGAACGATAGGCACGGTGGCAGCGCTATATCCAAAGAGGTCAACTATGACGGCATCAGTTCGCGCTTGCTGGCTCAAAAGATAGGCGGGCGGGATTTAAAGCAGCTATCTACGCCACTTGCCAAGGTATCGCTAGAGTTAAACCGGCAGGCTTCTACCTTGCGTCCGGGCGATGTCATTCTATGGTCAGACTCAGAGCTAGGCATTGTTGATATGCCGTTGCGTATTTTCAAAATGTCCTACGGCACAGCAAAGAGCAATCACATCAAAGCCGAATTGGTAGAAGACATTTTCAGCTATGGCGAGACCGTTTACACAGGCTCAAATGGTGATTCTTATTGGGAAGACATAAGCCTACCCGCTGAAGTGTTGACCGATGTCAAAGTGACTGAAGTACCTTATTTCTTTTACTTCGACAAGCTAGGCGGCATACCTTCAGAGGCTACAGCGACACAGGGCGAGATACTGACGATAGCCACAAAGGAAACGCAGACAGATATTTCATACGCTGTTTGGCAGCGCATGGGGGCTGCTGATTACGTTGCGATGCAAAGGCAAGGCTACTTCAGCACGTCCGGTTTGTTAAGCGGTGCAGTGACACAAGCACAGACTGACTTTGTATTCACAAGCTACGACTTCACCGGCTTGGCTGTTGGCAGCTATTTCTACCTTGACAACGAGATAATCAAAGTCGTGAGCTTTGACTATCTGACGGGTGAGATGGTGGTAGGTCGTGGCTGTGCGGATACGGTTGCAGCTACGCACGCAGACGGCACGAAGGCGTATTTCTTCAGCGTCAATGGTGGCTATGGGGTTGCGACGGATGAGTACGACGATGGCGACGTGGTAGACGTTAAGCTATTGCCGCGCAACACGACAAGCTCTATAGAAATTGGCGATGTAACTGCTGTGCCGTTCACGCTTGACCAGAGAGCCAACAAACCCTATCCGGCAGGAAAGCTGCGGGTTAATACGGGCGCGTATCCTGTAGCGGTCATGACGGCATCAGGCATCACTATTACGTGGGTTCATAGAGATAGAACAATTCAGACGGGCGATTTGTACGACGAGGCAGCGGGGAGTATCGGGCCTGAAACGTCTGTCGAATATGAGATAAAATTCTATGACGAGACTAATACATTACGGCGCACTGTTTCGGGATTAACCGGCGTGACTTATACATGGTCGGATGAGTTGGCAGATTGCGGATTGGGTCGGCTGAACAATACTATTCGGGTGACACTGACCACTAGCAGGTCGGGATTATCAGCACATCAGAATCATGATTTTACATTTGATCGAGCCGATTATGGCTATAGTTATGGCGAATATTATGGGGGATTCTAATGGCTGACACATTGCCTAACATCGGCATTATAAACAATTGGGCGCTCGGTACGTATTATAAAACCGAGATGGATACAAACCTCAAAGCGGTTGACGCGCTAGTGATGCTATCGGTCAAGAGCCGTTCTGTAACGCTGCCTGTCTCACCGACAAACGGGGATAGGTACATTGCTGGCTCAAACTTCAGCGTGGTCGTGCGGGTCGGTGGAGCGTGGGAATACTACACGCCAAAAGTCGGTTGGCATTGCTACGTAGAGGATGAGGATGGCTATGTTACCTATCGTGAAAATGGCTTGTGGCAAACCGATCAAGAGTACGGATTCCACTTGCAGATAAGCCAACAATTACGGTCATACGTGATTATTGATATTGCCGATGCTGATTACACTTTGACACAAGACGAGGCAATAGCAGGCGCAAAGATAATTGTTAACAGTGGAACAACACAGCGAGCCATTACAGTACCGACCACGGCTGACGGTATTTGCGGTGTTTCACAGGTATTTTCGCTGCTTTATAGCGCCTCAAATGTCGAGGTTATATCAGAATCGGGCGGCACTACTGCTGTCATTCTAGCGGGTGAAGAAACAGCGGAATTAACCTACCTTTACGGCGTTGCTGCTATTTCTGCGGGGCAGACTTATGCAAGCAAAGCGGCTGGCAAGCACAACGGATACGCGGCGGTGGCAACAACTTCATACACGGCGGAATTGTCATCAAAAGGCAAAATCGTTTCTATGAACAATGCGGGGGCTAGTACATTCATCATTCCGCGATCTGCTGAGGTGAATTGGTCTGAAGATTGCAAGATTCTAATACGCTCAGGCGGTGCGGGTGGTGTGACTATCCATGCGGCTACTGACGTGGTTTTAATTGGCGTAACAACACTGACAACAAACCAGATTGTTACCGCTTACTATACCGGCTCTGATACGTGGGTGATTGGCTGATGATGGTACTAATTGATGCAAATGGAAGACGTTTTATCACACAGCAAACCGCGCAAGCCTTGAAGGATAGCGCGGCGGTTGGGATAAAGATTATTGGTATAGGTGGGATGGTATTTTATCAGGGGTAAGGCATCCTTGCCCATTTGTCCAATTAGTTTACTTATCCAGAGACTCGCGGATAGCTTTCAGATTCTCGCGCATATCAATAAACAATAGCAGGAATCCAAAGAATAGCGCGTTGAATATCAGAGCCGCGCCAAAGCCTAGCGCCATTCCAAAACCCCCGTGGAGGTTCCCGCCTGCAACCGAGGCGGCAGCAATGACTATAATCATCATCAAGTAAATCATGCTAGTGTAAATATCAAGTATCAAGTTTTTCATGTTATATCCCCGTTCAAGTTAATTTTATGTCCGGCTGGCAGCGCATAAACATAGCCATGCTCATCTACCTCAGGCTGTGGGCATCCGTAAGCGTCTACAGTCATGCGTACCGGCATAGATAGCGCGTATCCGTTCACAGTAGCGAGCATGTATGGTACATCGCCGTGGCGTGTCTTGGTGCATAGTTTTATATCAGGTTGGCATTGCAGCATTGGTCAGTCCTCAAAATGGAATATCGTCATCAAATTTATCGGCTTCTGGTTGTGGTTGTGGTGGCGCTTGGTTTGCAGCCTCTTTCGTTAATTCCATAGCGTTAAGCGTTGCCAATACCGTTTCCTGCAAGTCAGCCGAAATATACGCATGGTTCAACCACTTGCCATCCTCTAGCTTGGAGCTAGGCGGCGATACAAACTCGTTGCCGTCTGCTCGCTTGGCTATCTTGCAGTTTTTCACCACTAGATAGGGATTATCATCGGCATCCATTAACGCAATGCCGAATGTTTTTCCTGACTGGCTTTTTTCTATGACTACTCTCATACCATTCCCGCCTCTGTCATTTTAATAAAACATTCCATAGTGGCACGTACGTCTTCACGGTTGTACGCGATAATTTCATCCAGCTTGCCGTCTGCAAAATACTGCGCTACCTGAGAGCCGTCCATATCGCCTTTGGGTGACTTTACGCCTAGCGCATGGCACAGACTATCAAGAGAAACTCTGTTACCGTTTCCTGCCCATACAGTCATTGTATCTATCAGCCTATCCGACCAAGGCTTATCATCAAAAGGCAGGATTCTCCGGCTAAATTTAACGCCATTGACTACGCAACGCTGTGCAATAAAACGCAAATCCCATGAAAGGTTATGACCTATTAGCACGGGCGGCATAGGTGTTTGTACGCCATCGTGTGTTATGCGCTCAATCTCAGCAATAAGACCGTTTAACACGTCAGCCTCGGTTGCTGTAGCGCTTGCACCTGTCCATATATTGCCTTCACCTACAACGCCAACTGAAGCCATAAGGATTCTGCCAAACAGCGTAAGAAATATCGGTCTGCGTTTCCTTTGTGGCTATCGTCAGTATCTCGCCCTGTGTCGCTGTAGCCTCTGAAGGTATGCCGCCGAGCTTGTCGAAGTAAAAGAAATACGGTACTTCAGTCACTTTGACATCGGTTAAAACTTCAGCAGGTAAACTAATGTCTTCCCAATAGGAGTCACCATTTGAGCCGGTG